AGCTGCAAAATCACTTGATATGATATTCCCAGTTCTTTCAGCTTGTTCACCTAGCCTTGCAATTCCATCAGCTCCCAGGTTCGCATATCTAATTACATCCGTCGCACTCTTTGAAAATAAATCTTGAGCTACTGCTGTTTTTTTCATACCATCAGGCATTTGAGCAAGTTTTTTAATCAAGTAATCAAATGTAGCTTCAGTTGAAGTAAACTCTTTTCTTGCAGTTGACACTGAGATTCCAAGCTCTTCCATTGCTTTTGCTGCTGCTCCTGAACCATCTTTTGTAAAGTTGTTTGTTCTTCTAATCATTGCAGAAAAAGCAGCATCTAAGGTTCCAAGCTCAACCCCTGCAAACTTAGCTGTGTAGATATATTTACTCCATTCTTCAGTACTTAAAGAAAGTTTTTCAGATTGTTCACCAACTGCATCTGCTGTATCTATAATGTTTTTCATAGCACTTACAGAAACAACTCCTGCAAAAGCTGTTGCAAGTGGACCTAAAGCCCCTTTGATTAGTTTTACATTTTTATCAACAACTTGCTGTGCCTTAGTCATACCCTCAACTAATTTGGCAGTATCTGCAGCTACATCAATTAAAACTCCACCAATACTTGCGGCCATGATTATCCTTTTGTTATTTTTGCCATTGCTTCAATCACTTGATTTGCTAATGTTTTTTCTTTTTTTTCTTTTTTAACTGTTAACATAAAATCTTCTATGTCAAATGGTTCAGTTTTGCTATTTCTGTTTACATTTGCAAATAGTTGCATATGTTTAGCCATCATTATTTCAACTCTTTCAGATAAAAAAGGCTCAAGCTGTGAATACTCATGCCACTCTAAAAGTTCTTTATATGACATATTGTTTTCAAGGCTTGAAACTGTCATTCCAAGATTTAATGCTAGACGGAATAAAAACCGCCTATCATCTACTTTTTTACGCTGTTTACCTCAATGATTTTCTCATTTGCAGCATCTATGAAAGATTTATCTTTTAAACTTAGTATTTCTTCTAAAGTAAAGACTTTATTCCCATCTTTATCAACTAATCCAAAAGAAACTCTTAGACAAATTGAGTGAAAATATGACTCTTCATTTATTCTAAATTTATCATTCTCTTTCACGCTATTTGCAAATAAAGAGTTATCAACTAAAAACTTCTCTTTGATTGTCAAATCAGATATAAACAAACCTTTTTTTTCCACCCATTTAGTTTTGTTTATTGTGTTTTCTTTTAGAAAATTTTGTTTATCAAACATTATGCAGCCTTAGTTTCAGTTACTGCACCTGTAATCTCACAAGATGAATCAAAAGCTACTGTTTCATCAACTGAAATTCCATCTGTTTTGAATGTTTGAACAAAAATATCAAACTCCCAAGTTGTTCCATTTCCCGTTGGTGTTTTTTTATTATTTAATTCAACTTTCATTTTTAGAATAGAACTATCATTTCTAGCTTCTTTCATCATTTCTTGACCTACATCTCCATCAATATAGTTTCCACCAATTGAAACTGATCCTTCATCTTTTAAACCCGTTTGTTTTTCTTTTGCAAGTGATTTTAAATGTGTAACATCTTTGATTGATGCTGTTCCACCACCAATACCACCAAAAGATTTTACTTCACCTACTTCAACATATGTTGTACCATCTGTACTTACTGAAATCGTTGTACCTTGACCGCTGATTGCTCCACTCATATTTAATCCTTATAATAAAATTGATAATCTACTTTAATACTATGTAGTGCAGTATCTGATTCATAAAAATCAACTGCATTTCCATAAACTGCTTTGTCTTTTAAACTTTCTTTTAAAACTCTAAATAAATTTTCAAGTTCAAGTTCATTTTTTGAATAAAGGGATATTTGAAAAATACCTTTTTCCTTATCCATTCCTTTTAGATGCTGTTCTGTATTATCAATAATTCTTTGATAAGTAATTGCAGGAAATAAACACTTTTCTTTTAACTTTTTAGAAAAAACTCTATCTTCTACTATTGCTATGATTTCAGAACTATTAATACTTTGATAAACGATTTCTTTAAGCATTTTTACTTCTTTTTATCTCTTTATCAATTCGTTGTTGCATCTTCTTTTTAACATCATTTATTACTTCACCTGCTTTTGATTCCAAAGCTGGTCGCATAAATGGCTTAGCTGCCATTTTAGAACTTCCAAATTCAAGAATATGTCCATAAAAAGCATCTTCTTTTGTTCCTTTTCTTATTCCTATTGAATATCTTATTCTTGTATTAGTTGTTCTTCTTTTTTTTACAATAATGTCTTTTTTTAATTTCCCAGTTTTTACATGTACATTCTTCTTAGCTTCTTTTTGTATTGAACTTGCAGCTGCTCTTATTGCACTATTTAAAATATTTTTTTGAACATTTTGAGCGAAAGCCTTCAACGCTTTCGTTAGTTCTTTCAACCCCTTATATTCATTCAAAATCAAATCCTTTTACAGCTATGAGCAACTGCTTATTTTGAGCATAGATATTATTTATCTTGATGATTTCATATTTTCTATTCTCAAATTCAACAACTAAATCTTCATTTATCATTGAGTTATATCTCATTGATATAATCAACTCTGTTTTTGCTAAAACTGAATTATCAAAATACTTTTCAGTAGTTTGAACATCTCTTATGCTAACTGGAACTTTTTGATTAAATACATCCTCAAAACTTACAGTTGATTCACCAATTGAATTTCTTGGTGCTTCAGCTTTTTTAAAAAAGTTTAGATATTTATTTAAACTTCCTGCTCTCATTAAAAACTTCTTATTTTGTATCTATTTAAAATAGAATCAACATGATTGTTTTTAGAAATAGAAACACCTGCTGTTAATTCTTCACGATATTCAAAAAGTGTAGAAACTCTTACTTTTAACCATTGTCTTAAATCAGATGGAAAAGAAGAACCAAAACCACTTTTAAAAGTGATTCTAATTGCTCGTTTGTGCCACTTGATTTGAACATTTGGGGGAGAATTAAATACTATATGACCAACATCATATTTTGTATATAAGTAATATGATGTTTCATCTAGCACTACATAATCCCCATTTAAATCCATATATTCAATAGAAACTATTTCACTTATGGGATTTTTAGGAAAAGAGAAATTTTCCCCAGGGAAATTTTCTAAATATAGTTCATAAGTAGCATTTGCAAACTGTGTATTTGTAATATCTTCAGCTTCAGTAATTGCAGATGAAATAAATGAAGTAATATCTTCATCATCATCAGTTCCAATAACTTTTATAAATCTTTTTGCATCTTCTAAAGATAAAATTTCATCAATATCAGTTTGAGTTGGTGCTACTTTTTGAACTATCATTTTTACTCTTTACCTTTTTCTAAATCTTCAGCTAAATCAACATATGGCTTATAATAAATTGCAGCATCATTTAATATATGAGTAATTGCATCCACCTCTGATTGTAAAGATTTTCTCTTTTTTTCTAAATAATCTTTTTCTAAAATTGCAGTAGCTCTATTTTCAGCTTCTTCTTTTTCTTCAAGGGCTTCTTTTTCTTGAGCTTTAATTTTTGTATCAAGTTCTGTAAACTCTTTTTTGTTTTTAAACTCTAATACATTTTTTAAAGCTAGTTTATAAGCAACAGTTTGGTCCAGTGAAATTTCTTCACCAAAACCAAAAGCCTTTTTTCCTTGAACAAAAGGTAATAAAATTCTAACTTTTGTCATAATTTAACCTTATGCGTTTTTTAATTGAGCTATATTTTTTGTTGAAGCTAATTTTCCATCTGTTCTTTTATAAACTTTGAACCCAACAAAACCTTTTTCTGAATATCTTTCATTTAATCTTTGGATAGCCATTTCACCTCTATCTCCAATTTTGTAATCTTTTAAATTTCCAAAAATTGCTAAAGGTTCACCAGTTCCACCTTCCATCGTGTCATCAATTTCAAAAGGTCTTCCAAAAATAGTACCAGGCATTCCGTTTGAACCTTCTCTTAAAATATAATTACCAGTTGCATCTTTCATTCTAAAAATTGCTTTGTAGAATGTGTCTGAAATAATCCATGAACCTTTTTTTCTAGCTTTTATGGAACTGCTAAATAAACATCTTCAACATCAACTAAAGTGATCACATTAAGAGCTGCAAGAGTTTCATTTATTGTAATATCAAGTGAAATACCTTTTGGTTTTTTTACTCCATTACCTGTAATGAAAGCAATACCTTCTGTTAAAGAAAGCCCTTCAACAATTTTTTCTTGTAAGTGAGATTGTAAATTAAATGATTCATCATTCAATAGTTCTTCAGCAA